ACTTCAACGAAACACTTGTATGTTCAGCACCACAGTTCAACGGCTTGCTACAAGGTATCAAGTTAGTTTAACTAAACATGTAGGGTGCGCCCCTGTCCCACTATCGGGGTGGGGGCGCATTCTTATTATCGGAAGGATAAGAAAAGAATGCCAAAGTATTTTGCACCTAGTGGTTTATCAACTGTAGAGATCACGGGCACACGCACAGGTATTACTACTAATTTGAAACGCGGTAAAGATGGTTTCTTTAACACTGATTCAAAGATGGATGGTAAAGCCCTTAAAGATGCTGGACTGGTTGAAGCATCACTTATGGGTGTGCCAGTTGGTGATGTTGGTTTCATTTGTTCGGGCTGTGGTTTCAATGGGTTCTTCGCAGTCTGTGGGAAGTGTGGCACGAACAACAAAGCGCAAAAAGAAGAAGATAAAGAAACTGTTGAATGCGACAACTGCGAATGTGGGGAAATTAAATAATGAGTAACGCCTATGGTGCAACAACTAAACTGTTCAGCACCCCATACTTAACCATTGCTGAATACAAGGCTGCACCTACGGCTATTGACTACAACAATTTGGTTACTGATTCTTCAGACCCTGCGGCGCAAGATGCTGAACTGGCTAACAACATTGCACGCGCTTCTAGTTGGATAGACACCCACTGTAATCAGGTGTTGGCGGCTACTGTTGAAACAGAGAACCAGCGTGCCAGGTTCAGCCCTGATGGTTACATTAAAGTTCATCCACGCTATAACCCTATTGTTGCTTTAACTGCTTTTTCTTACGGGTCACAGCCAAACAATTTAGTTGCCTACCCTGACTGTTCGCAGGGCTGGGTTGAAGATCAAAGCATAGTCATGCCCTGGACTATCGGCACTACTTATTCTTCTGCAGGACCTTTACAGTTTGGGCTACCGTCTAGCCCACGCGGTCAAGTGTTTTGCCAATACACTTATGTTTCTGGGTTTGCGAACACTACCCTTAGTGCTGGTTCAAGTGCTGGTGCTTCATCTATTACTGTGGCTGATGGTACGGGCATTGTTGCTGGATCGCGTTTAACAATTTTTGATGGTTTGTTTACTGAAACTTTTACTGTCGCTTCTACCTACACCTTTGGTTCTGCCACAGTGCCTGTTGTTGGCACACTAACGAACGCACACCTTGCAGGGGTAGCAGTTAGTGCTTTACCACCAGCCGTTAAAGAAGCCGCCATACTAGCCACTACAGCGTTTCTTAAAGTGCGTGGTGATTACAGTATGACTATGCAGGTTACTTCTAATGTTGGCACTGCTTCACCTAACATGGAATCTTTGAACAGTGATCTTGATTTGGCTAAAGCATTACTAATACCTTTCCGCAGGGTTCGCTAATGTCTAGGGCTGGGTTACGCAGTCAGTTATCTAGTTACCTGCAAAACGCTACAAGTGTGCCTGATTTGAACCAGGTGTTTACTTCTTTCCCTAAGCAAATAAATTTTCAGGTGAATGCGCAGGCTGGTCAAAAGTCTAGGGCGGCTGTTGTTATTTTTATTGAACGGGAATCTGAAACCCGTATTGCTTTGGGTGGCGCAACCAGTGGCAAGAAACGCATTGATTATGATGTGGTGTTGCAGGTGTTCCATCACAGTATGCAAAACAATGCTGAAGATGCAATGGATGATTTAGATGCAACCATTGATGCGTTAAAAGATTACCTGCGTGCAGATCATAGGTTTGGTGACACCACGGGTAACATTATTTGGCAGGGTGCTGAACCTGCTATTGATGTTGATTACAGTGAACCGTCTACAAGTGATCGTGGTGCTACTGAAACTTGGGTGGTTCTTAGGTTTCAGGTTACGCAAATTTACACTGCGTGATCTGATAGGCGCAGGGTTGGTACGCCTTCCACCAGCCCTGCGCCCCTTATTTTCCCTTTATTTGTAAGGGTAAAAAAAGTTTGTAGAAATAGTTGCATGTTTGTTTGTTTTGGGTTTATGATTTAGGTACAAGGTCAGAGTGACCAGAACAGAAGGGCAAGAAAATGACAAACAATAACTACGCACTATACGCACAGTTCACCGTAAACAACTCACAGCGCAACTTGGCTGATTCAATTTGTGTACCTTTGCATGATGTTGTTGCAGAAGATTTGTATGAAACGACTGATGCAAAAGTTAGCATTATGGGTAGCCACACAAATGGCGGCTTGCTAGTCAGTTTTGTATTTGATGCAGCCAGCCATGAAGAAGCCATTGCACTTGCAAACACATGGGCAGAAGAATTAAGTTTCGGATCAATGCGCATGTTCTGGCATGAACAAACAGATTTTGGTTCACGGGGCGTAAGAATTCTTGATACAGAAAAAACCAAATTGAACGCATAAACTATTCAAACAAACTGCCCACCTTACGGGGTGGGTTTTTTGTTGCCCTTAATCTACAATAAACAAATGGGCATAGAAACTAACATAGATGTAACAAAACGCGCCCTGTTATTTAAGCGCAAACAATTAGATGAAGCAGTGCAAGCGGCATCACGGTCTGTGGGTTCATTAACTACTAGAACAATGAAACAACAAATAGTTGGTGCGCACCTTATAGGTACAAGCCGTAGGGCTGGTGAAAATAGGGGTATTGTCGCAGGTAAACCATCTAATGTTACTGGTAATTTGCGCAGGTCTATCAGATCAAAAACCAGACAAACAGGGTTTGGCAAATACACTGTAGTAACTGGTGCGTACATGGTCTATGCCCGTTCTTTGGAATTTGGTAATCCCCTTTGGCATACAAATGCACGCTACCCTTTTGTTGAACCTACTGCTAAACTAATGTCAGAAAACGATAAAGCGCGTAACCAATACATTAAGGCAATGCGCAGGGCATTAACCAAAAGGGGTGTTTCATAGGTGGCTAAGTTTCGTGCAGATGTTGATGAACCGCGTTACTATCCTGATTTGGGTTTAAGTGTTGCGCCTGGTGATGTTGTTGAATTACCTGCAGATACTTTGGCTACTGGTCTAACTGTTCTTGAATCTGTTAAAGTAAAAAAATCTGTTGATCCACTACCTGCCGATAACGCAGAACCAGCGCAAGGGGAATAATTTTCATGGCATTACCACGGTATAAATCCTTTTTAGGTATCGCTAAAGAAGCATCACGCACCCCTGGTACACCCCCTGTTGCGGTGACAAATCTTGACCTAACTGGTGTTAGCGTTAATGCACCAACGGTAACTTATGATTCAACTCTTAATGGTGGCACTACAACCGTTGTAACAACAGCAAGTGGTACTACCACAGTTGGAACGGCGGCTAAAACTTTTACACCTGTTTTAACTTCTTATTATGTTGTGTCTTTGTTTGCTAAATCTGCTGCCGCTAATTCACGGTCAGGTAACTTACTTATCAATTGGTACAACGCAAGTAATGTTTTGATTAGCCAGCAAACTAAATCGTTTACTTTTTCTACCAGTGATCAACTTATTACTACTGCATCTGTGCAGCCACCTGCATTAACGGCAAAATTTGATGTTACCGTAGACATTACAGGTGCTTCCGCATCAGAAACCTTTTACTATTCTGCACCTAAATTGACTACATCTAGTGGTGTTGCGGCTACGGACTTCATCCCTGTAAATAGCATTGCCCCATTTGATAACATCAAATACTTAGATGATAACAACTGGCGTGGATCTATGGTTGAAACCTATGGCACAGTGCAGGGTAACATTCACGCAGAGTTTGAATTTGGTGGGGATGTATTCCCTGATACTATCGGCTATGCAGTTGCTGGTGTTCTGGGTGACTATGTTAAGTCTGGTTCTTCAGCCCCATACATTCACACTGTTTCAACTTTGAACAGTGGCACTGGTCAGGCAACTTCATACACACTAACCGATTTTAATTCATACAATGCGCGACAGTTCGCAGGTTGCCAATTTGGTTCTGTTGATTTCAAATTTAATGCTGATGGTCTACTTGATTACACAGCAATGGCGCAGGGTTTCCAGTCAGTTACCGCAACCGCGCCTACACAGTCTTACAGTGCTGTTACTAATGTCCCTGTGTGGACTGGTGTAACAACTATTGCTGGTTCTGTAACCGCTAAGTTGGCTGAAGGTACTATCAACATCACACGCCCACTAACCCCTATTTACACGGTTGATGGTTCACAAGCACCTTACCAAATTTTCCAGGGTCCAGTTTCAGTTGATGGTACTTTGAAACTAATTTTTGAAGATGACACAGACTTAACCCGTTACCTAACAAACACACAGCCATCTTTGGACATCACATTTACACAAGGCACTGGTGCTACACAAACCGTTGTTCAGTTCACTATGACTAAGTGCGCATTCCAGGTTGCTAAGGTTGATCGTGGGCAAGATTATGTAACCCTTGATGTGACTTACAAAGCAATTGCAAACACTACTGATGTTGGTGCTAGTGCAGGCTACAGCCCAATTAAGGTAGTATTGAAGAACGCGAAGGCTACTGCAGTTTACGCATAAACAAATAAAGGATGGCAAAAATGAGAGTAGATGTTTTCAACGGCTGGATAGAATTGCGTGATCCAGATTTAGTACCTGAACGGTTGCGCAGACCAGTGTTTGAAAAGTCTATTAAGGCTTCACAAATTGCTGAAGACTTTGAAACTGATCCTACAGTTTTATCTTTCTTCAGTGAATTAAATGATGTGTTGGCTGTGGCTTTAATTTCGTCTTGGTCTTTTGGTGATGTTGTTACTGCGGATGCTTTACAAGATTTACCTGCACGCACTTATGATGATGTGCGTAAAGCGGTGTCACCTTTTGTTAGCCGCATGATTCCAGATTTTGGGGATGATGTTGCAGACCCAAAAGCAACTACCGAAATTTAGCACGCATCAGGTGGCTGTTCCAGAACGGCAATGTTGATGAACGGTATGGTGTTTCACCGTACTTGCGTGACTATCTTTTGGTTAAACATTTTGGCTGGACTAAAGACCAGATAGATGACCAACCTGCGGTGTGGCTTGATTGGATGTTGGCTATTCATGGGGAAATTTCTGCAATAGAAAATACACCTAACTAATTGGTAAAATTAGTTTTACCCTAATGTAAGGTTTTATTGTGGCACAAGATTTACCACCAGTGTATTTAGAGTTCAAGGCTGACATTAAAAACATTACTGATGCTTTGACTAAAGTTGAACAGCAATTAGATGGTTTTGAAAAGAAATCTAAAAAATCTGGAAATGCTGTAGATGATCTAAAAGCCCGTACTGTTGCGGCTGGTACTTTAATGGCGGCTGGTATTGAACATGTGGCTGGTGAAATTTTTAAGTTTGGCAAAGAAACTGTTATGGCTTTTGCTGACACTGGTAAAGAAGTGCGTACCCTTCAGCGTTCTATTGGTGGCACGGCTGAAGATGCATCACGCCTACGGTTCGCTGGTGATGAATTAGGTGTATCTAACCAGGCTTTAACTATGGGTTTCAAAGCCCTAGCAACTCACCTTGATGCGAATGATGACAAGATTAAACGCATGGGTATTGCGTACCGTGATGCGCATGGTGAGATTCTGCCTACTAAAGATGTGTTAGCGAACTTGGCTGAACGATTTGCAAGTATGCCTAATGGTTTGCAAAAGACTGCTTTGGCTACTGATTTGTTTGGTAAGTCTGGTCAGAAGATGATTCCTATTTTGAACCAGGGCAAAAAGGGTTTGAAAGAATTGTATGCAGAGTCTGACAAACTTGGCGTTACTATGTCTGGTAAAGATTTGAAAGCAACTAAAGATTTTGGGTTGGCACAAAAAAAACTTGGTGAGGCTATCAAGGGTGTGCAGATTAGTATTGGGCGCGATTTGATTAAGTCGCTCACTAAGATGGTTGATTATGTTCGTATTAATGTTGTGCCTTGGTTGCAGTCTTTTGCTCATGGGTTGACTGGCAACGGTGGTGTGAATGATGGGCTAAATTCTGCTACTACTTTTGCACACAATTTGGGCGCAATGATAAAAGGCACTATTGGTTTCATTATTAAATACAAGGATCAGTTGGCACTGTTGGCGGCTGTGTTGTTTTCTATTTGGTCTGGTATGAAAATTGCCGCTGGTGTTGGTGCTATTGTCACCGCTATTGGTGCTATTGCTACTGCGTGGGCGGCTGTTACTGCGGCGGCTGGTGCGGCGGCTGTTGCTGAAGATGTTGCTAGTGGTGGCACTTTAACTGGTGTTCAAATTGCCGCTGGTGTTGCTGGTGCGGCGGCTGTCGCTGGTGCTGTTGCTTTGGCTTACACAAAACTAAAATCTTCTTTACCTAAAGTTGATGCTAGTAAAGAAATTACATTACCTGATTTACCAGGCGCGGATGCATGGAAACCACCAGCGCAAGGTGGTGGCGGTGCTGGTGGTGGCGGTGGTGCTACTACACCTGATCAAACTTTGTTAGAAACACTGAAAGAAGAAGGGCGCAAAATGCGTGCGCGTATTCGTCTTCTAAAACTTGGTGCTTCTAAAGGTCTTGTAGATGCTGTTCTAAGTTCTAGCAATTGGTCTGTAGAGTTTCAAAAATTAGTTACTGGTGGGCGTACTGCTGTAGCAGAGATGCAAACAATCTATAACAAAACTTCTGCAGGTCTTACCGAAATTGCTAACGCGCATCACAAGGTAGCAAGCGCGGCTGAAAAATCTGCCAAAGCAACAGCCAAAGCAACCGCCGCGCAACAAGCATTAAACAATACAATGATCAGTTCACAGTCTTGGTTAGCGGCACACACGGCTGGCACACTGCAATCTAATACTGGCAGTGTTGTTGTCCCTGTTTCAATTGATGGGCGTGAAGTGTTTAGGGCTGTTCAAACGCAGTCTACGCGCAACAGTCGGCGTAACATTACTAATGGTCTAACCTTTACAGGGGCTGTTCTGTGAGTCGTGACATACCTTTGGTGGGTGTTTCTTTATCCCCGTATGTGCAACCTAACACAGACTGGTATGCACGATCTGTTCTAAAATCTAATGCCAACACACCAACTAGCACTACACCCACTTCATTATTTCAAAGCATTAGTGGGCGCACTTATTCATTCAAAACCAGGCGTGGGCGTACTTACGATTTGGGGCGAACTGAAGCAGGCACACTTGATTTGCGTGTAGATAATTCTGATGGTGCATTGAATCCGTTAAATGGTTCTAATAATTTGTACCCGTTTTGCCCTGCCCGTGTAACTGCAGCGTATCCACGAACAGGCAACATACTTAATGACACTAACAAAGGTTACATAGGTGAAGTCACTGCAGTGGTTACTGCCGCTACTGGTGGTAGTGGTGTAATTACTTACACAGCCAATAACACTTTTCAACTTGGGCAACAGGTTTCTGTGACTGGTTTAACTGTGTCTGCCCTTAATTTGTCTGCACAAATTATCACTGGTGCTACTGCCACAACTTTTACTGTTGCTAATGCCGCTACTGGTACTGCCACTGGTCAAGTTGGTACAGGGTCTTTGGATCTGCCAGCAACATGGGCTGATAGTTCTGTAAGTGTTTCTGCTAATGATTCCAATTTTGAATTAGGTGTTATCAGTAACTGGTACAATTTTACTGGTACTGGTTTATCTATAAATACTGCAGTTGGGCATTCTGGTTCTAAGTCTTTGCAAATTTCGGCTGGTGCTTCAGCGTGGCTAGATGTGCCGTGTGTTGCTGGGCAAACTGTCACCTTTTCTGTATGGGTCAGAAGTTTTAGCACAACACTTACAGGTGCAATTAACATTTATGCTGATAGTTACGCTAATAGTTCCAGCCCATACACAAGTAATTCATTTGTCACTACTGGTAGTTGGGCAAGGTATTCAGTTACTGCAGTTGCTACTGCACCAAAAATTACTATACAAATTGCTGGTGGGGCTAACATTCTTTTAGTAGATGATGTGCAGGTTGAATTTGGATCTGTTGCCACAACAAACACTACAACTGGTTCAACTATTTTCAATTTGTTTAACGGGTTTGTTGAACGCTTCCCACAATCTTTTCAAGCACCTAATCGTGGTGAAGTAAACATGACTGCTACTGATGCGGTTTCGTTAATGTCGCAGAACACTTTGATCAATCCTTATAGTGCTTTGGTTACACAAGATGTAAACAGTTATTTGTATTACCCTTTTAATGAAGACAACAGTATTAGTGTTGATGTTTATTCTTCGTTTTATTCTTCTGGTGTTATTACTTATCGTGCGTTAAATTCTTTTATTGTTGGTGATGTTGTAACTGTTACTGGTATGGGTGCTAACAATGTTTCAAACACAGTAGTTAGTTTTAGTGATGGTGTGACTTTCAAAGTTAATGCAACTGGTGCAGGTACTGTTTATGGTGCTGGTGTCGCTACTGTCACGCGTGTTTATTCACAGTCTGGTAATGCTTACGCAAACATTACTGCGTATGGCTGGACTGACAAAAACGGTGTAATTACTTTGGGTGAACAAAATAATTTGGCTGGTTTCAATGGCAGTACGAATGTCAATTTTTCTGCACCAGCCGTTACTGATGTTGCATACATTTTTAACACTATTCCATCTGGTGTTGTGTCTGCAGTTGGCACAAACTTCATGGTTGATGTTTGGGTTAAGTGGACTACTGCAGGTAGTTTTCTTCAGTTAAGCCATGTGGATGGTACTACAACAACAGTGGGTGTAACTAGCACAGGGTTCTTAACTGCTACGCGTTCAGGTGCTGGTGGTGGTACTGTCACACAGTCAGGCACTGATAACAAATTCCAAACTAATGTTTGGCGGCTAGTTCGTGTTTACTATGATGGCACTAACCTGAAACTAGGCATGGCAGATTACGATTCAACTACTGCAACATCTGTTTACGGGTTCACATTCAGCACCCTTGCAGTGCCTGCAGTTAATACCAGTTTCATTTTTCTTGGTGCTTTTTCTACTGCTTTTGTGGGATCGTGTGCGGCGTTGCGTTATGGTTCTTACAATGCTTTGAACCAGGGTTCAGCAATTAGTAAAAACCTTTTTCAAGTTGGTTGGACTGGTTACAGTGGCGCGAAAACTGGTTCACGCTTCGCTGATGTTATGCAAAACTATTCAGGGTTTGAATACACACCTATTGCTTCTGATCTTGGTGTTAATCATTCTGGTGTTATGAACCTTGTTGGTAGAACTTTGCAAGATGTTGTGCAAGTAACTTCTGACACTGAACAGGGTTATTGGTATGTGGATGGTTCAGGGTTTGTAACTTTCAAAGATCAAACGCATAGAAAATACACAACACCTAATGTGCCTGTTGTTAAGTTCGCTGACAATGGTACAGACATTCAGTATGTGGGTGAATCTGTTGTTGTTAATTATGATTTAACTTTTGTGTATAACCAGGTAACTGTCACTTGTGGTGGCGCACTGTTTTATGCTGAAGATGCAACCAGCATTAACCGCTATTTTCCACGCACACTAAGTATGGCTACAGAGAACGCTTACCCTAATGAAGTTTCTACACTGGCTAATACTTTGTTGGCTAAATACAAAAACCCTAATGGGCGTTTGGAAACCATTACCTTTACCCCTGCCCGTAACCCTGCCAACTGGGGTGCGCTTCTTAGTTTAGAAGTTGGTGATTATGTGCAAGTTACACGAACACCTTTAGGTTCTTCAGCAATAACTTTCAAAGGTTGGGTTGAACAAATTGAACATGATTTTGATGCACAAACTGGTGATTGGTTGATACATGTAAATGTGTCCCCACATTTACCTACTTCATAAGGTAAAATTATTTAATGCTTGATCTATCCACTACTGCCAACATTGCACAGATTAGTTCTGTTGTTGTCCCTTGTGTGTTCGCTGTGTATAGCGTTTGGCGCAGAATAGATAGAAGGCAGTCTAAATTAGAGTTTGATTTAATTCGCGTTAGTGACAAGTTAGATTTTATTGTTAAACAGTTTGGGCATAATGGTGGCGGTCTACGGCAAGCGGTTAATGAATTAACTGAAAAGGTTTGCCACATTTCTGATAGGCAAATTGAAATAGGGGATAAAGTTGCGCGACTGGATGGCAAGTTTGAACAGCACATTGTGGAAAATGAGTAGCCATGTGGTTTACAATTGTGGCTACAGCAACCTGTTTGTTTGTTTTGTTTTGTGATGCGTTCACAGATAGTAGGGGTTAAATGGTTATCAGTAAATTTACGGGGCTTCAGGCTTACGCACATTTGAAACACATGATGCTTACACATGTCAGTGGTGTGCAGGGGCGTTGCCATGCGACTTGTCAGAACGCGTGGGGTTTACCTGTTAAGTATGCTTCAGCATTGGATGCGTGGGAACATGTACCTGCTAAGGCTAGACACACAGATCCTAAACTTGCGCCAATAGGCAGCCCACATTTTTTTGATGGTGGGCTGTATGGGCATGTGGTTTTGCAGTCAGGTAAGAAGGGCATTGTTATTGGTACTGATGCGCCAACAAATAATTATGTTGGTGAAGTTCCCCTGGACTGGTTTGTTCAGCATTGGGGTAAAAAGTATTTAGGGTGGGCAAGTGTTTACAATGATGTGCAACTACAACTGAAAGACATGCCAAAGTAATGACAAAGAAAAAAGCATTAGGGTTACTGCAACATTACGCATACGCGGCGGTGTCGGGAATTGTTGCAGCGTATGTTGCTGGGTATCACACACCTAAAGACTTAGGCATTGCTATTGTGGCGGCTATTGTTGCCCCTATCCTGGTTGCCCTTGATCCTACTAATGCTTTGGCTGGTATTCATGCCGCGCCACCTGTGGTTCAAGTTGGTGCTGAAGCAGGGTTAAAAAACAACAAATAATTTGTCCAGTAGTTGCACTAATGTTACAGGTGTGACGGAAGGGGCGAACAATGCCACCTATTTGCGGTGTTGCCAAAGTGTTGTCTGACATGGCTAGTGAAGATAAGCGTGCACTGTTAGCGTTGTTGGCTGCACCTATACCTGCTACTGCAGTTTCTAGGGAATTAGAAGCGGCTGGTTACAAAACTTCTTACCAGACTGTGTACCGACATAGAACCCAAAGTTGTAGTTGTGATGCTAATGAGTAATTTTAGTGAACGCGTAGATAAGTTGTTGGCGGCTGTTGAACAGGATGGCATGCCTACATCTGTACCAGTGGCTAAAGGTCAAGGTGAATCTGGTTCTGGTTGGAAACCAGGCGTGGTGTTTGATGGGCATGAAGGTGAGATTACAACAAAGCCCCGTACTAGCCCTGTAGGTAATTGGGATGAAGAATTAAAAGGGTGGGGTTTTGATCCTGCCCTGTTTGAAGTTGTTGAACCTGTACGCTTTAGCACTTGGCAAACTTATGATGAACGCCAACTGTGGGCATACAAAGCCACTATTAAATCAAAGTCTGGTTTGTCGGCTACAGAATTGGATGCTTTGACTGCACCCGTGAAGCGTGATCGCAGGAAGCCCGTAAAGCCACACACAGGCACGCGCACGCTAGTTGTGCCGCTAGGTGATTGGCAGATAGGCAAAGCAGATGGCGACGGTTTAGAAGGCACTGTGGCGCGTATTGAAGCATCTATTACTTCTGTGCTGGATCGCGTGAAACTTCTTAGGTCTATGGGCTATGACATAGGCGGTTTGTTGGTTTGTTCACTGGGTGATTTGGGTGAAGGTTGCAAGGGGCATTACGAACAACAAACATTCAATGTTGAACTTGATAGGCGTGACCAAAACAAAGTTGTGCGCAGGCTAGCACGCAATTATTTGATGGCACTAGCACCAGAGTTTGAACGCGTAACAGTCGCGGCGGTTGCAGGTAATCACGGTGAGAACAGAAACAATGGTAAATCATTTACTAGCAACAACGACAATGATGATGTGGCTGTGTGGGAATCGGTAGCCGAAACTCTTAGTGTGCGCCCTGAACTGTATGGGCACATTAAGTGGGTGCTACCCACAGAAGAATTAAGTGTAAGTGTGCAGGTGGGTAATCAGGTTATTGGTTTGGCGCACGGGCATCAGGCGCGTGGTGGTGATGTGGGTAAATGGTGGGCTGGTCAAACTCTCGCAGGTTTGAATACGGCTAGTGCCAACATTCTTTTAACGGGTCACTTCCACCATTTTGTTTGTAAAGAAGTTGCTAAGGGTAAGTGGCACATTCAAGTGCCTGCGCAGGATGGCGGTAGCAATTGGTTTTCTGAAACCACTAGCAATAGTTCTACTGGTCAGGTTTGTTTCTTGTTGTCTGAAAACGGCTGGTCTGAATTAGCAATTGTGTAAATGTTAAAACCCCTGGATCGGGGAAGTGATCCAGGGGCTTTAAGTTTGTGTGTCAGTTATTAACCAACTTTTTCAAAGTAAGTTTCAATTTCATTTTTGTAAACAAAATTTTTGATGCAAGTGTTACCAACGCGCACCCACTCACCTTTGCCCTGTGCTTCAACTTCAGCAACTTTATTCAATGGCACGATTTCATCACTCTGCCAAACAAAGAAACAACGGTAGGCGGTGTTATCTGCCATACCTTTGCCGCAATGATGACAAGACTGTAAGCCATCTTTTTTTGCTTTAGCGTTATTGCGATCCCAATGCACATGTGCGCCCATGCCGCCACAACTAATAAAACCTTCTGATGTGATTGCTGTAATGTTCATTTTCTTGCCCTTCTGTTCTGCGCACTCTGCGCTGTTAGTACCAGCATAAGACCTAACCAAACAAACATGCAACTTATTTACAAAAGTTTTTTTATTCCCTTTAATTGCAAGGGTTTTCTTGGCGTGTCGCACATTCACCAGCACCAGCAAAATACGCTGCACCATCAATAAAGTGGTCTAGATCCTGACTAGCCGCAGTGCGTGCCAACTTCACACCAGCCATACACAACGCAACCTGAAACGCCTGAACTTCAACACCCAACACCACAGACCAAATGCGTGCAATGTTTTCATGGTTCGTTACGAAGTCACCAGCCTTACGGTTGCGGTCACCGTAGGTTAGTGCTTTTGCCATGTCTAAGATTTCGCCACGATCCATTGCCACTTCTTGTAGTGCTGTTTCTAGTTGCTTAAACTGTCCCATCTGTTTCACCATCTAACGCTTCAATAGTCGGGCAAGGGTATTGAACCCAATTAGTTAAACCAATTACGCCACGCAATGTTGTGCAATGTTTGCATTCATCTGGGTAATCTGTATCAGGCTGGTGCAGTTCACGCACGCGCTTAATTGCTTCACTAGCATTGCGCAGTAAATTGCCTGCTTCAGTGACTACAAAAGTATCTTCATCATTCCACAACTTCGCCATTCATCTGCCTTTCAATTTCAGCCAACTTAATGCGCTTCTTCACAGATCGCCTATGCCCTGTGATTTTAATTTTTTGCGGTTTCCCTGCCTGGTCTGTTAGCCACAGTTCAGCCAACACCACCACATTATTTTTCTTACGCTTCTTTGTCATAGTTGTTTCGCTTTCATAAACATAAATGTTTCAGGATGTTCTAACGCCATCTGGTTATAGATAGGTGTGTCCATGTCATCTGTTGGTTTGAATTGGTCTGCTTCATTGTAACCAGCATAATGACCAGCACGGTATGAGATCACAATGATGGGTAGCAGTGACAGTAGTAAAAAGACACTAAGCATTTTGGCGATTCCTTTTCTGTGTTTCTGCAGACTTTGCTGCACGGATTTTTCTTTTATGTTTGGCTTCATCTGTTTGACTCATAAACACTTCATGTATTGGGTAAATTGGTGTGGCTTTGATTCCGCGTTTGGCACGGATCACGCGCCTATCTTGTGCTGTTGTGCCAGCCCAGATGCCATCTACTTTTACATTTAGTGAATACTCTAAACATGATTTGAAGATGGGGCAGTTGGCGCAAACTTTGTAGATCATTTGTTTTTGTTTTTCTTCTTGTTCGCGTGAGTCTGGAAAAAATAAATCTACTGGTAGTTCTGCGCAGGCGGCTTCTGTGAAGTCGGGGCATTTCATTGTGCATCACTTCTGCCGTCTGTGTATCCGCGTGTGTATGCATCCAGTTGTATGTTGTCGGCAACCAGGTGCATGCCTGCTAGTGTGCCTTCTATTTTTGCATCTGTTAATGCGCGTGCAATTAGTTTCAGCAACGAGTCATTCAAACTGAACCGCGCAAATAATTCTTCTTGTAATTCTTCACGCGACTGCGCACTATGTTGCGCGGCTTGATCGTGTAGTGACTTTGGCATTACTCACCTGCCTGTTCTTTGGTTTCATTTTCTTTGGCTTCGTTTTCTCTGGCTTCAATTACAGCCTTTGCCCACGCTTCTACACCTGCGGCTAATGTTTGTTCATTCATTTTCTTGCCCTTCTGTTTTCTCGTACCACTCTGGCACTAAACAAACCTTACACGAAACAAACAAAGTTACAAGTTATTTGTAATGATTAATTGTTTTATGGGCGTGTCGCTCTTTATTTGCACGGGTTTTCAAAGTTTTTTTCTAAACAAGTTGCATGTTTGTTTTGTTTGTGTGCTAGTCTTGTCTTAACAGTCCAGGGTGGGCAGAACAGAAAGGCAAGACAATGACAACAACACTAGACATTTCAGCAACAGACACCGCAAAGATGGTACGCAAAGCAATCAAGACCGCATACCCAACTGCAAAGATTTCTGTAGTTACAGATAAGTATTCAATGGGTGCTGCAATCAATGTCACCATCCTTACCGAAATGACAAACGAACAGGTTGCAGATGTAACCGACATTGCACGCCAGTTTGAAGGCGCAACATTTGATGGCACGATTGATCTTAAAGAATACAAAGTATCTGTGCTTGATGGTCAAGATGTTCGTTTTGGTGCAGATTTTATTTTCACACACAAGGGGTGGTAAAAAATGTCAGACCCTTACGGTACAACTGAATACATAACTGAATAATCAAACAAACAAACTAATGGAAGGTTAGACAATGAACATTAAAACTTGCGACAAATGCAAAGTGACAAACGAACAGGTAACAGTGATCCGATACCCGACAGGGAAGTTAGACAAAACAGTTAATTATTGTGATTACTGTGCACAGAATGTTGGTTACACATTTCCACTAAAAAGCGACAACTGAAAACAAACAAACGGAAGGTTAGACAATGAAACTAGAACAGGCGCAAGAACTGCGCAAAGCATTTAACAAAACACAGATAGACCAAATACCAAAACGCAATAACAAAACAGGCAACACCATCTACCTAGACTATGTTGGTCACGCACATGTGACAGACCGACTACTGCAAGTAGATCCTGAATACACTTGGACACCACTAGCCACCGACACAAACGGCATGCCTATGCTTGATGAAGTTGGTGGGCTGTGGATCAACCTAACCGTGTGTGGTGTTACGCGCCCTGGTTATGGTTGGGCTGATGGTGACAAGGGCGGCAACGCTGTTAAAGAAGCAATTGGTGATGCGATCCGTAACGCCGCTATGCGCTTTGGTGTGGCATTAGATTTGTGGATGAAAGAACCAGCCAGCCCTGCACAGCCAGCACCTGTAAAACCTGCACGCGATTCAAAGCCTGTAAAGAAACTGCCAGCAAATGTGCCAGTGGCTTTAGATGAAACAGACCGCATAACAGTTGCACATGCTGCAATTGGTTTGGCAACAACACTTGATGCACTGCGCACAATTTGGAATGAACACAGTGATGTGTTGGACATTGAACACAATGGCACAACTATTCGTGCGTACATTGGTCAGCGTAAAGAAGAAATAGAAACGGCTGGTGCATAATGCCTGATTTGTTACGCGACAACGGCACACCCGTTAAATGTTCTACCTGCAATGAAGGCATTGATTTAGGTAACTTGTGTGTCACACACATTAGAGTTTGTGGTGATTGCTGTGGATGCTGATACCGTATTCCCTTATGCAGGTACTTCTGGTTGGTCGGGTTCAGATACCAGCCGTGCACGCGCAGTTAATGCTGACTTAAAGGGCAACACCGCTAAGCGACAACTAGCAACACAGGGCGCATTACTCAATGCTGGTGAACTTGGTTTAACTGTGCATGAACTAGATGCAATGTTTGAATGGAATCATCACGGTAAAACATCTGGTGTGTTATCTGTTCTACACAAGGCAGGCAAGATTGCGCGGCTAACGATCTCACGCAACGGTTGCAAAATTTATGTTCTTCCAAGTTTTGTGAATGGTCGTTTGACTGAACCGCACGGCAGAAAAAAACCAGCAGTTGAAGCAATACAGAATTTGGTTTGTGGGTGCTATTGTTGCACTGCCATTGTTGAACGATTGGAAAAATTATGAGTCACCCAATTTCACAAGATCAAGTTATTTGTATTAAATGTGGATACCTTAGACCCGTTGATGAACCTTGTGGCAGGTGTAGCAAATGATAGTTACGCCACAAGCAATTGAAAAACGGTTAGTTGATTTGTCAAAAGAAATTGATGAAGCGCAACGGTTTCTTGATGAAGCAGAAACAGAATACTTTAACGCTAAAGGTGCGTGTGAAATTGCTTTGGCTGAAGCCAGGTTACGCATTGTTAAAGATGGTTTGAAAATGACTGTGCAAGAAAAAGAAGATGTGGCAACGGTTGAATGCGCTTTATTGATCCGTGCCGTGTACGCATCAGAAGCGAAGGTACGGGCGGCGCGTGGTAACGCTACCCGTGTGCGTACACAAATAGACATAGCCCGTAGTGTGGGCACATCAGTGCGTGCAGCACTAGACAACTAGAGAAGGTAAACAACATGAGTATTACAGAAACATTGATAAACAAACTGACAGACCAGGACAAGAACAGACCACGCAGTGTGCAAACACAGGTAGGTGTTTCAGAAATCGGTGGGTGCGGTACACGCATTTGGCACAAGGTTAATGGCACTGAAGTTACTAACCCTGACACTCTGCGCCTGGCAGCGATTATGGGCACAGCCTTGCACGGCATGATTGAAGAAGTGTTTGAACCTGATGCACGCTTTAAGGTTGAAACTGAAGTTGCTGTGGGTGACATTCTTGGTCACATTGATTTGATTGATACTGAAACAAACACTATTTGGGATTGGAAAACTACCACCAAAAATAGTTTGGCTTATTTCGGATCACGCCAACAAATGTTGCAGGTGCAAATGTATGGCTGGTTGGCTAACCGCAACGGTATCAAGATTGACCGTGTGGGTTTGGTTGCCATTGCCCGTGATGGTAATGAGTCAGACATTTTGGAAAAGTCGTGGGCGTATGATGAAGCCTTAGCCCTTGAAGCGGTGAACCGATACCACGAAATCAAACAACAGTTTGAACCACCAGCACCTGAAAAAGATGCAAAGTTTTGCGCCAACTACTGCCCATTTTTTGGGGCGTGCACTGGCATTGTTGAACCATCACCAACAGATGTTATTGCTAACTTGGAAATTGCTACCCTTGCTGAAGATTACAAAGACATTCAAGCGCAGATTAAAGACCTGACTGCCAAACAGGATTTCATTAAAGAACAATTGGATGGCACTACTGGTGTTACTGCTACTGGCACTGTGATCAAGTGGGCGCAGGTTGCAGGGCGGCAAAGCATTGATGAAGCAGAAGTTGAAAAACTTTTAGGGTTTGTGCCTAAGAAGCAGGGCAACGGTTACAGCCGTTTAACAATTAAGTAGTCTGCGATCTGTGGCACAATGTTCAGGTGACTGGACACCTGCCAAAGATTGCATCACCAAATTTGCCTAACGCTTTGTGTGCCGATAATCGGGTGAACCCTGAATTGTTTTTCGCGGATGATTGCCAGCAACCTGATAAGGCTGTGGTGGAACAGGCTAGGGCGATTTGTATTCAATGCCCTGTTCGTGTGCCGTGCCTGCAGTGGGCGTTACAGAATGAAAACTTTGGCATGTGGGGTGGACTCACTGCGAATGAACGCAGAGATTTTAAGCGCAGAAAATTGCGCAGACTAAAACATTTAGAAGAATTTGATTTGATTTAGGGGTGACTATGGGCGCAACACCAGAACAACGGGATGCGTACATAGCAACTTTTTTGGAAGCATTGCCTGTTGAATTACGCCCTGACAAAATCACAACAACTATAAACAAACATTTGGCTGCAGGGTTTCATAATGGTTGGAAGCCTGGTGTGTTGGCGCGTGAAGTTAGTGCTGGTGTGGGTGGCGCACAGAACCCTGTGGGGCTACTTGTGCACCGCTTAGGTTTGTTGGCGGTAACTAAACCACTGGTTACACCTACACCGTCTAAGTTTGTGCATGAGTTGCGTGCACCGCAGTTGCCTGATGATCTGCGTAGTGAACGCAATTTGATTATGCGTAAAGTTATTGCTGGTGATGTGGATGCAGATACGGGTGCAGGTTTGATTGCAGAAATTTATAGCCGATTTGCTTTAATGCAAGATTCAGATTTAGGATAACGGCACATAACTTAATAACCAGTTTTTTGTTTGGTCTGATTAAAACTAAACCCGTGAGATGTATAAGCCCTAGTGAGATCGGCACAATAGGCAACCAGTTAAATGGTTTACCACCTAGCGTAAGTTTGTTAGGTGTGGGGTATGGAACGCCCATAGCATCATAAGAGTAGTGGGCAGTCTTATTAGTATGGCTGTTGAATTCTGGCGAACCTTTGGGGGACTATGAGCAAGCATAAGATTAAGAAGTTACTACTAGATGATCTTAAGAAGTCTGGTTACTGTCGCAGTGTGTGGTCTGGTAAGTGTGTGTTGTGTAGTTTTGAAATCAAACACCGTGACCTAATTGTTAAACCTGTTGGTGATGTTTTGCCGTCTAGGTGGTATCACGCTAAATGTCTTGAAGCCTGGTTGAAGGTTGAAGGTAATCGCAGGGCTGCGGTTGGGCGTGTCGCTGGTGGTAGGCGTAAAACCCTTGCAAATAAAAGAAAAAAATAGTTTAAAAAAAGTTTGTCAAAACACTTGCATGTTTGTTTGTTTCTGACTTACAATTGAACTACAGCGCAGGGTGCGCCAAACAGAAAGGCAAGAAGATGTATAAAGTAAGCAAAGCCCGACAGACCAAAACATTAGTTGTTATTTGTGATGGTGAAAATGATGCACCATTTATGTTGGTTTGCGATAAGCACAATTTAACTTTAGATTGCGAAACTATTACACAGGCAAAACTATTTGCTTCTTCACCTATTGACTGGTGCGAAGATTGCGCTACAGAATACTTTGCAAACAAGGCTGGTGCGTAATGTTTAGCGCAGAACTTATTGAAAACAAACTATCTGCACTTCTAAAGACTTGGCACAAAGTAGATCAAGCATGGTGGGTTAATGCTGTGCAACATTCTTTGACACAGGTAAACACATTCACGCTAATGGGCAGGATCACTACCAGTGGTAAAGATGAAGTTATTTATGCGCATGAAGTAGTGGGTGCGTAATGAGTTGCCCACATGAATGGATGACAGACGAACTAGAAACCTACTGCGCACAATGCGGCGCAGTTGAACTAAAGATAGGTGAAGAAGAATGAATGACACAACAAACGCTGTAGCGTATTTGCTTGATGGCAATAGGTGCGTGTGTGCTAAATGTTTTCCAGGGGTAACTGCTAAATGGTGGTGGTCTTTACTGGACACACCAAGATCAGAAACTTATTTGATTGACTTGAACTGTGATGAATGTGGGGTGACTATCTAATGATTGCTAAACTGCATGCTGGTTTGGATGCGTGGGAAAATCTTGCGTGGACTGCACGGGGTAAAAAAGTTAAAACTGTTATTGAATTTTCAGTGATACTTGCGTTTGTGTTTGTCGGTTCTATTGAAATAAAATAGTAATGCCGTATTGGGAAGTGCGACAAGGTAAGTAAATAACTGAATAGATTAAGGGCTAGGGCTTAGGTCTTAGCCTTTAGTCATTTTTAACCATAAAATAAAAACATGTCTTTCACTGAAGCGATACAGCAACTTATTGAAAATAGCCCTAGTGCACGCACTGATGGTGGTGTTTGCACTTCTTGGATTTTGGTAACTGAATGGGTTGATCCTGATGGTTCTGTTTGGTTGGAAGAAAACCGTACACGCGATTTACCAGCATGGCGTAGGCAGGGCATTTTGTCGTATGTGTTAAATGAAGCAGATGATGGTGAAGCAGATGACTAGCCAACACCGCAAGCACAGGGGTTACGCCACACAACGCATAGTGGCTGACTACCTGCGCGTGCATGGTTTCCCTTACGCTGAACCCACAGGTGCTGGCAGACAAGGTTCAGATGTAACAGGCACACCTTGCATTGATTGGGAAGTTAAAGCCAGAACAAACTTTGACCCTGCAGGGACAATGAAACAACTACGGCAACGGGCAGTGAATGGGACAGTACCAGTGGCGGTACTACGCCTGAACGGGCAGGGTGAAAAAAGTGTTGAAGATTATTGCGCCATCATTCCCTTCAGTGTTCTTGTAGAACTATTGTTAGGGGCTGGCTATGGCAATGACACCACGCCTACTAACTAGCGAATGCGCCGCACACTATCCCCGTCTGTGGCATCTCATAGAAGAATCAAGTAGCAACAGGGATGTGCGCAAGTATCCGATACTGCTAGACATGATTAACTTTTGCCAAGAATTTGAAAACTGGATCATTGTAACCACAGACCACATAGCGTATGTGCTAGATGAAGAACCACCAACACATGCACATGACCCTGTGTATGGTTCAAACCCAATTGTTGAACTGCGTTTAGAATACTTTGCAGATGAAATTGGGGCGTTTCTTTTGCGCCAAGAAATTATTGCTACACAAATGCTGTGGGATTTAACCGATTGGCATGAATCAATTTTGCACCGCACCAGACCAGAAGTATTACCCAAACATAATGCCAGGCGTAAATGCCCCGAATGTAACCAGTACGCAGTAATGCAATACGGGCAAGATTTCTTTTGCGTTAATCGTGAATGCCAACACACCTGGATAGGTAGAAAATGAACAAACAACTTAGGGCGCAGTTGTGGTGGCGGTCTGAAGGTTATTGTGAAAAGTGTGGTTGCTACATTGACCAGCACCAATTTGCGGCGCATCACAGAATGCTACGATCACAGGGCGGCAAAGATGACATAAC